TGTAGCCTTTTAGCATGGTCGCTGTAATAAGTTTTACCGTCTATATCACTATAAAAAGAAATCACTTCGGTTTGCATAATTAAGAGTTTCCTATATGGTATTTAGGCACCAGTTGCCATTCTTTCTTTTCTTTATGGGGAATAATTTTTAGTTGAGCCAAAGAAATAATTGGTTCTTTGTACTCGTCTGGATCCACAGCTTCTACCAGTCCCCATTCTACCAGAAGCTTTACAATCATATTGCGTCGTCCAAGATCTGTATCGTCTATATCTGTTTCTAGACCGTCTAGATCGAGCATCTCTTTGAAATGCATGATGGCGTATCTGCCGCGTTTGTGAAGTATGTGGCAGCTCTGATACAATTTTTTTTCCTTTTTGGAGGACACACCCATTCGGGTAAGAGTCTCCTTGACCTTGAGAAAATCGTCTTTAGATTTTAATTTAATTTCAACACCAAGGCCATCAAAAATATCTTCGTTTTCCATTATAATCCGCTTTCATTAAAAAATTCAGTAATACGGAATTATTTAGGATTTTTGGTATTTGTGCCACCTTGATCTAAAATAGAAAAAATTTCATCCCAATCTTCTTGTTTAATTAGGTCTACTACTTGCTTGGCCTTGGTGTGAGAGTATCCGTATAAGGTCTTTAAAGCATCTATACGGTCATTAGACTCGTCCTTGATCCACTTACTGAATCTCTTACGGGGCCGAACTGATATCCGTAAAAAATCAAACTGCATCTTCTTATCCAAACCGGATAGACGATTCATCTCATTGGCTAAAAAGATGGTGTCTGAGAAATAAGAAAGACCTCGGTTGGCAAGAAATGGAATATATTCTCGTTCGCAACCAGGATCTTCATCCATCAAAGAAATCTTGGTTTGATTTATGGAATTTAAGAAGTCAAACGGCTTCATTCTTTAAATCCACAATTCATCATTAGTTCCACCATGAATGCACATAGATTGATCTCTTGATCCGCCACAAACGCTGTCTTGTACTGGTATTCACCAATGATAACCACTGCTTGAGGGATGCTGGCAGGCTCTAGGAACTCGTATAAGCTATCGTAGACCTTCCTAAAGATGTCTTGGGGGCTATTGTCTAGATTGTTGGCTATCCACTTACGGATCTCTGTAAAGTTTTTGGCCTTCAAGAACCCCATAAGTTCCTTGACGTTTAGTTCGCCAGCAGTACTTAAAATTCCAATATCAATAGTACCTGCCGCAGAGTAACGTTGCAGTTCATTTAAAGTTCGCCTAAAATCTGGAAAATACTTGACTACAACCTTAGATAGCACCTTGTTGTCGTATTCAATGCCTTCTTCTTCCAAAATGCCTTGGCAGCGTTCCAAGAACTGTTTAGCTAGTTCTGGACGTTCCTTGGTTGGAAAGTTAAAGTCAATAACCGTACAACGAGAATGAATTGGTTCAATAATCCGATTCTTGTAGTTACAGGTCAGGATAAACCGACAAGTCTTGGCAAACTCTTCAATAGCTCCACGAAGGGCTGGCTGGATACTTTGGGCGTTCGAGTAATCAAACTCGTCTAGGATAACAATCTTTTGCTTGGCGTCTTCAGACAAAGAAACCGTGCTGGCAAACTGCCTGATCTTGGTTCGCAGAGTATCAATATTACCGTCTTCTGAACAGTTGATCAGAATATAGTCCGCACCCAGTTGAGCACAAAGAGCGCGAGCAACCGTGGTCTTACCCATACCCGGCTTGCCTGCTAGCAGTAGATTAGGACACTCTCCAGATTCAACAATACTGTTAAAAGTATCCTTTAGACTCTTGGGCAGAACACAATCATCGATGATTGCTGGACGATACTTTTCTACCAGCAGACCAACCGCATTGTTTGACGTTAGCATTTTATTCCTTGTAGGTGCTGGTTGCGTCCATAGCAACCCAGTAAGTTAGAGGACGACTGGCATGAGCAAACTGACCAATAACATTCTTAGACAGGGCTACATGATAATCGCCATCAAACATCTTCATGTTTTCCAACTTAAAGTTGAATGAGAAGTCTGCTTGATCCTTGTTGTCACCAACACGAATAGAGAATACGTTGCAGGTTGGATCCTTGAGGTCCTTGACCACTGCAAGCACGGCATCGTCATCAGACACAAAGCAAAGGTCTGGGTTTTGTAGAACTGCACCTGCACGAGATAGTTCGCGGAAATCATCACTGGTCAGATCAAACTCAACTACTGCATCAATCTTCTTGATACTCTTGGTTGGATAAGACAGCAGCTTGGGATCTGAATAGAAGTACTTAACCTTAGAACCACTTGCTCCGGTGATCGTCATGTACTTGTCATCAAAAATAAACTCTGGATCTTGGAACAGAGAAATCACACCCAGTAGCTTGTTGAGATCCCAGATACCAAACTCAGTATCAAAGGACTCCTCAACCTCGACTTCCGCCATGATATTCTTGGTGGGAGACATGGTTGTGATCTTTGATCCAGCCTTTACGTACAGATTAGAGTTAATACCACTGAAATTCTTAAGAATGTTCAGGGTGTCCTTAGAAATTGTTGTTGTTGCTTTTGTCATAATATAAAGTTCCTTTTATCGTTCAAATCGTTCAAAATTTTCAAAGTCACCATCATCGGATGAGTGACCGTGCTTTAAATCATTCAGCCATTGTTGTTGATCTGGCTTGCGTGGACGCTTCTTTCGCTTTTGCTTTCGTTCCTTTTGTTCACGCTTCCTACGCTCGTATTCAGATTCAGGTTCAGGAGTATACATCAAAATTCCTCTAGATGTGGCATAAGAGTCTTAAGTTTATGATCCATAAAATATTGGAGCAGCTTTTCTCTGCCCTTTCCTTGTTGTGATTGATACGTTTCTAGGATCTTGTCTTGAAGATCTTGTGGAATGTTATTCATGTCAATAAGAGTACTGTTCCTGATGTATTTAGGATCCTCAAAAAATGTGGATTTCTCAGAATCCTTTTTTAATTGATCAATTCGCTTCTGAGTCATTCGGACCTGTCGCTTACCGTCCGTAACAAAAGTATCATCGTCACTAAGCATATTAGGCACACCATCACTTGAATCACCTCCAATAATATGTTCAAAAAGAACCCCACGAGGATCTTCACACTTTAAAAATTCCTTGGTGGTTGGACTGTATTGCTGTACGTTTGGAAAAATTTGCAGTTGCTGAAAGTCTTTATCATTAGAAATGATAAGGATATTTTCAGACTGGCAGTACGTCTTGGTTAGCACGTAAATAATATCGTCTGCTTCTGCTCCCTGTAGACGAATACTGGGATACGGAAACACTTCTGCTACTTCGTTACGAATCTTGTCCAGTACAGCAAAAGCAGCCTTCCATTCGTCCTTCTTGGCTTCCTGTTGCTTACGACGATTTTGCTTATAGTACGGAAAGTACTTGCGTCGCCAGTAGTCAGTACCGTCACTGCAAATAACCAGTTCTCCGTACTTACGAAAATCGGTTCGGTACTTGCGGTACGTATTTAATACAGTGTGACGAATATAATCTTCATTAAGAGGTTCGCCATCCTTAGAAGCCTGAAAAATATTGGCCAAGATAATTTGATTGTTGTCAATAAGTAACATGTTATTAATATATCACACCTTTTTCAAAAGTCAAAACATTATCAGTCATTTAGGATATCTTTGAAATTTTCCAAAGCAGTGATAATTGTTTTAATTTTTCTCTTACCAAGGAACGAAAACGCTTCCTTTAAATCCGGATCTCCCTTATACGCCTGCTTGAGTTCCTTGATATACGGATCCAAATTCTTTGCCAACTTCTTAAAATGCACGTGCTTGATGCCTTGTAGAACCAGCCAGTCAGCATGATCCACATTCTTAAGTTCATCAGATTCAGCAAGTTCAAACAGTTCATCGATTCGACTTTCCAAAACAGACATGTACTCCTTTGTCTTGTTTTGAATACGTTCTTGAACATTGACCTTTTCTTTATCAGTATTATCAACTTCTGGTCTGGTCTGGCCCAGCATGATAATATCTTTAACCTTGGATCGTACCATTTCAATAGTACGAGGATCCAACTTGGCCCCAAGAGTCATAATACGACAACGACTGCCAATCTGAATAAACTCTAAAGCGTTGATATTACATGCCATAGCATACTTAATATCTTTCTTAGAGTATTCGTTTTTCATCATCCAGTCAATTGTCCAAGGCTTACACAGCGTATCCTCACACGAATAACTATACCAGTTAAGGGCCTTCAATACTCGGGAATCATGTTCTTCTGGGGTCAGTTTATCTGCATCTTTCCATGTGGGTTCGTCACCCATAATTAAAGAATCAACAGAATCACCACGACCAATACGACGAGTTTTCTTCTTTTTCTTTTTCATACAATACGACTAAAGTTCTTTTTCTTATCGAATTGAACCACGTTATTAAATCTATCTAGCAGTT